ATATCTATTAAAGATGAATGTAGTAATGACGCATCACCATGGTTTAAATGGATAGAACAACCAAATAAGAAGTAGGAGATAAAGCGTGGCAACTACCAATAAATATCTTAAAGGTGATTTGCCTATTGCAATCAGCACCAATATTCCTACTGCGTTGGTTAGATACCAACGTGAGGATTTCGCTGCTAGTTATGCTATAGGTAATACTCCTTGGCTTTCTGCTGCTTCGGATAATAATAAAATTTCTAGAATTACTACGACATACCAGAAGGAACGTATTGACCAAAGCGCAACTGCTGGTGAGCAGTCGCTGTCTAACTGGTGGTTAAGATCTGCAACCTCATGGCACCATGGTGCAGGCGAAAGATATTATGACGCAGAAGCATCTGATCTATTTAGATTCTATGAATCAAACAACGTAGATCCTTGGACTCTTGGCGAGCTTTCGCTATTGCCAGCAACCACACAATTAAGTACAGCAGCAGCAACTTACCCAGCAACTGTATCAGGTGGTACATTTTTTATATCAGGTGGTAACGTAAAATTTTATAATGGTAGTACAACTACATCTACATCTTTGGCTACATCTACAACCGCACAAGTATTAACATCAGATGGAACCTTTGCAATTGTTGGAGCTAACAATGGTATATATCAAGTAAGCACAGCGTTGGCTGTAACTAAATTATATAGCAAGCCATCGGCAGTAACAACACAAACAGTTCAAGCAATTGCCTATGTTAAAGATCGTATTATTGCTACGGTTATGCATGACTCTGTTGATGTACATGTATATGAATTAGGTAGAAACCCAGCTTCTCCTCCTACTACAATGGCAAGTGGTGATGTTAGATACACGTTTGCAAATACATCTTTAACTTTTAATTCTATTAGTGAACTACCTGGATCTATTATTGTCGGCTATACACAAGGTGCCGTATCCAGAATCCAATCTTATACAATGAACTCTACCTCTGCAGTAGCTGCAATTAACGACCCTGTCGTTATTGCAGAGTTACCTAGAGGTGAATCTTTAAATCAAGTTAGAGTTTACTTAAATGAGTTTGTTGTTCTTGCTACATCTAAAGGTATTCGTGTAGGTACAGTTGGAACAGATGGTACATCATTTACATATGGACCTCTTAATGTTACTGGTAATGTATCTGACTTAGCCTTTGACCAGTCTTATGTATACGGAACTAGATCTGAAACCGTATCTGGGTCTACTGGATTGTGGCGAATTAACCTAGGTCAAGCCGTAGGTAATGGCTATGCCTATGCATCTGATTTAGTTATTGATAGCAGTTCACCTAACGGTGTTGCATTTATTGGTACAACAGGACAAAAACTTATTACATCATCTACTGGTGTGTGGATTGAATCTGCTACAGTTAAAGCAACATCTGGTTATTTAAAGTCTGGCTGGATTAGATGGGGTACTAGTGAAAGAAAACAACCAGTATCTTTATTGATTAACTCTGAGGCAGACACTGGCGGTACATTAGGTTTTACTGTAGAAGACCAAGATGATCAACTTATAACTATTGGTTCCACTCCCCTTGGTATGAGCACTGAGATTACATTAGCTGGCTATGTCCAACCATCAGATCACTTTGAAATTACATTTAACTTTACTAGAGATTCATCTGATACTACTAAGTCACCTAAATTAGAAGAGTGGCAGATACGTGCATTACCTGCACCACAAAGATCTAGAACATTAACTGTTCCATTACTTTGTTATGAAGAGGAGCGAGACCCTAATGGCAATACCAGAATCTCAATACCGTGGGAACGGATTAGTTATTTGGAACGCATTGAACAAAATGGAGGAGCGGTACTCTACCAAGACTTTTCTAATGGAGAAGAAAGAATCTGTGTTATCCGTGCTATTCAATTTGAGCAAGCAGCACCTCCCACTTTTGCGAGTGGGTTCGGAGGAATAGTTACTATTCAGTTACAGACTATTGATACCGAACAAATTATTTCTTAATGGATACAAATAAATTATTGACACTTGTTGGACCAGATGAAAGAAGTGAGCTAGTTACGAAAGTTCGTATAGCTCTTAATGTTGCTGGCGATGATGTGCTTGATGCTCCCCTACAGGAAATGTTAAAAGGGTTGCAGCGTCGTATTGACATCCCAGCAGTCGGGTGCATCAATATAGCCACGCTAGATGCGCTCGCAGTTGCTCCGCCTGAATGGTAGGGCTAAGAAGAGAGGGGGATCTTAATTGATCCCCCTCTTTTTTTGTTTCCTATTATCTTTCACGGCTCGCCTGAGCGAGCCTTTCCCACCCACCACCCTTTTACTTTATCAGATTCTTGGTATAAATGTGATTCGTGTCGCTACCAAAGAATGTCAGTTGGTTAGATTACTATTCGACTATGAACGAACTTCCTCCTCATAGATCTTATAGCCAGTTATCTACATGGCAATCCTGCCCACAGAAATATTATCTTAGCAAAATAGCTATGGTTCCAGAGAAACCTGCGGTGTATCTTGCTGCTGGTTCGGCTGTCCACTCCATGCTGGAGTGGTTAAACCATGAGTTCTATAAGAAGCAACTTGGCAATTGACCAGCGTGGTATACCAAGCAATGAGTGTATCAACTGTGGCTCGGACATACAGGTCATTAGGGCAATCTTTAAAGATTACGAACTGGTCATGTGGTTTCTTGATTCCTTCTGCGCTAACTGTGGTTCTCCTATGACCGCCCCAACACCAGCCGATCACCCTGAGTACAAAGGAGAGACTGATGACTTCCTTTGATTTGACACAGAAGTGGCTTGAGGTATTTAATGATGCCGTCAAGGAGACCGAAGAGAAATCTGGTATTCCCTCGACAGAGTGGAAGACTGCTGGGCGTAAGACCACCTCACGCCCAGACGGAGAAGATCTATCGTTCTGGCAAAGCGATGGACTCAAGCAGGTAGAGGCGTACCAGAAATGGTACGAGTCTTCTGGTTGGCAAATTGCTACGATGCCCGATGGTCGTCCTGGAATTGAATGGGCTGCTGATGTTCACTTCGGGGGAACACCAGTTCGATTTATTGTTGATGCGATCTACCAAGTAGGGGAAGACTTGGTAATCGTTGACTACAAGACAGGTTCTAGGACACCATTCGGTATGATTCAAGCAGGCTTATACGCTGCTGGTATTGAAAAAGCTTATGGCATTCGCCCCAAGTGGGGAGCATTCTTTATGACAAGATCAGGTTCGCTTGACGATCTAATAGATTTGTCGCACCTAACAATAGAATATTTTGATTATGTATTCGGAGCAATGAACCATTCAGTATTACAAGGATGGTTCCCACCATCCGTAGGCGACTCATGTCGCATGTGTTCATTCCAATCCCAATGCCCAGCCATGGGTAGTAAAAGTTTCCCATTGAAAATACCAACAACAAAGGGAAAGAAAGGATGAACATAGATGACTGAGTCTAAGTTCTCATACACAGGTAAGCTAAACAGTACTGACCTATTCACCGTCCGAGGTGACAGTGCTGCTGAGTTTGCTACTAACATGCAGGCTGCAGTTGAAGCAATCAAAGCAGCAACTGAACTACAGATCGCCCTTGGTGGTCGTGGTGGCATGACATCAATGGATAAATCAATGCAAGTACTAACTGCTAGTGGATTAAATCCAACTGTAGTTGCTGCTGGTATTGAAGTAATCAAAGATAGATACGACAATGAATGGACATATGGTCACCCAGATGCACCTGATCTACCAGATGGTAGAGGTAAGTACGCTAAGAAGAAGGGCGTATCGAAAGCAGGCAAGTCTTACATAGGTTGGTTTGATCCAGCTAAAGGACCAAAGCCATTTACTGTTGGCGCAGTAGAAGCAGAAACAATCTGGACTAAGTAATCCATGCGTACCTTATTGCAAGTAGTAGGGGTCGAATCTCCAGCAGGGCATGCCCTTCCTGAGATTCTTCCTCAACTCACCAGCAATCAAGTTGTATTCCGTCAGGCACAATTACACTTGGTTGCAGCGCAACCAGGTGGTGGTAAAACCATGCTTGCTTTATGGTACGCAATTACATCTAAGACTCCAGCATTATATTTTTCAGCAGACTCTGATTCAAGAACGATAGCCCTTCGTGCTGGTGCAATCCTAATGAATAAATCAGTAACTGATATGGAGAAGATGATGGACTCTGATGCATCTGTCTTATTGGAAGATGCACTTGCTGATGGTGCTTCACATGTTCGTTTTAGTTTTGACCCCTCTCCTTCTTTACAAGATATTGAAGAAGAGATTGAAGCTTGGATTGAACTGCACGGTGCTCCACCATCAGCAATCTATATAGATAACTTAATGAATGTTGCTGCAGTTAGCGACAATGAATGGACAGCATTGCGTGATGCAATGTCTGCGTTCCACTACATGGCTAGAGAATATGAATCAGCATTCATAGTGCTACACCATGTATCTGAAAATGAGAAGATGTCTAAGCCTAACTACCCAGCCCCACGTAAAGCTTTAATGGGTAAGGTCTCCGCCTTACCTGAACTGGTACTGAGCGTAGCGTTAGATGCTGTAGCCAATGCTTATAGAGTTGCTGTTGTAAAGAATCGCCATGGTAAGGCAGATCCAACGGCAGAAAATTATATAACTTTATCTGTTGAACCAAGTCATATGAGTTTATATAACTCTCCCACAGAATTAAACAGGGCAAGGACTTTGCGACAATGGAAGTAGAACTAACTGAAGAAGAGATTATAGATTCACTTAGGTTTATCCACAGGGTAAGACAGAACAAGAAAGAGTTTGATGTTACGGATCGTAAGTTTGATAAAAATAATTCCTCGTATTCCGTTAATCTTATGGGTAGGTTGGGTGAGGTGGCATGTTCTAGGGTCCTTGGGATACCGACGGATAAAACGATTACGCCTGGCGGTGATAACGGACACGACCTCATATCAGTATTGGGTAAATCTATACAGGTTAAGACGTCAACATTATCGCAATTAATATTTAATGCACCAGAATTATTTATATCTGATGTGGCTGTACTTGTAAAATTTTCTGGGGATAAACAACTTCCACATGTGGATAGTTTGTTTGATGTAATTGGTT